ACCATTCAGGATATTCCAGTATCCAAGTATGCAACACAGGAAACTGCATAACAAACCCTATACCCTGCCTAGCTTTGACTTGCTAGGTGGGGTATTTTTATTTTGTACCCTCTCACCAGTACATTCTCATGATTGATAGCACTACATTCCTTGAACCAGTGGATGATGAACCCGATATTTACCTAGGAAGCATCACCACTAAGGAAGCGCTTGGCATTATCGATGCTGCTCACAAATCAAACAGTAACTCCTTATCAAGAGTTCACCACCAAATAGTCCAAGGCATCGCCTTAAAAGTATCCACCCTCAAACACTCATCCAATAAGGATAAGAAACAGCTTGCCGAATACGCAGAGCATGAGGCCAAGTGGAAAGCCAAGCTTGACAAGGCTCTCGAGAAACACGAGGAAGAGTATTCACCACTCAATGAGGACACCGAACATGAGTGACCGACGTGGATTCGAAGGCTTCCCTATGAAGCCCAACCCTCACAAGATCATAAAGAACTCCGATGGCATCCCAGTCGGAGAGAACATTTACGAGGACGACGAGATTCCAGACAGAGAAGGCTATGCCGCAAGCTGTCTAATGGAAGACGACACTCTCAACGAGTCCCATATATAAATGCACAGCCCTGCCTTACTACTAAGGTGGGGCTTTTTTATTTGTACCATCTCATCGGTACATTCTTTTGCTTATTCCTTATGTCATCTTCTGCTTTATCTCCAGAGTTCAAAGACCTACCCGGAGAAATCATGGACATTCCAGACGACGTTTATGAAGAACACCAGGAAAGCGAGAACACCACTACTATGGATGTGAATATCACAGATCAACTCTTGAAAATCATATCCAAAGTAACACTCGCTGGACTATTCATCTTCAACTTCTGCAAGGCTACATTCCATGCCGTGCTACCTAGCATTGTTCGTCTCTTATATAGATACAACAAGTGGGCTACGCAACAGAAACCACTATCCAATCTCATAAAATACCTCTACAGCTTAAGAACCGAAGACTATTGGGTCTACAAGACCAAGACTGGTCGATTAAAAGATCTAGACGGTAACTGGTTCTCCAAGAAGTAGAGGGTAACCTCACCCTCGTGGCTACTATGCTTCCGAGGGTTTTTTATTGTGATACATCAGTACTAACCCCTTAAACTACGCACCGTAGGCAGGCTCAGGCTGGTACGATCCCGACAAGGCATACTCAGGCTGACTATATTCCGGTGCCATCACATTATCAAACGTACTCTCATCGTAAAACTGGTTCACCAGTGAACGAGGAATCATTTTATCTCCACGAAAACCACGACGGAGATTCTCTATCTTGTCATTCTTTAGACCATCTCTTAGGTCTAAGTCGAATGCATCACCAGCTAATCTCAGTCCTTCCATTCCTTAACCTCTCTTTGTTCACACATCTCAACAGTCTCTTGATACCAAACATACTTAGATCCACGAGTATTCCCATGAGTCTCCATAGACAACAACACCTTCCTAGCTATATCACATTCAGCAGGAGTCGGTTGTTTAATCATGAGGTTAATACTTGGGATCTTCCAGCAGCTTGCTGCTCTCCTTCTTGCAGATAATCCATGATTGCAAGTAAACCAGCAGCTCCTGCTGTCATTGACCCACCATATACTGCGGATCTTTGCACTTCTCCTTGCCAAGTATCTGCAGCCATACCTCTAGCAAACTGCTCTCCAACTCCTGCTTGGCGAGCACCTACAGCCTCATCTATTAAGTCTTCGATATTAATACCTGCGTCTCTCGCTCCTTTGACTCCAGAAGGAGAAGACCAATCCCCAGGTGCACCACCTTTAGGGGCATAGTCTTGACCGACACTAGCAGCTACCTTAGCATCGAAACTATCCCATCCTTGGGCATCATCTATCTTGACTCGACGATTCAATTCATCTCTCAAAGCTTGATCACCAGCTTGTTGAAACGTGTCGCCATGTCCAGTCCATACCTTGTGATGAGGCTGAACTATATTCTCATCAATCCAACGTCTCATCTGTAAATAATAATTGCGATACCTATATTGTACGTCTTTTTATTTGTAAGCTTTCATCAGTACATTTTGTGCTGGTCTATTGCTTCACGTTGTTTGATTTTTCTCATGAAAATCCCATTCATCAATGCAGAACTGAATCTCTATTCAGGGACTGATAACAAATACGGGACCAACTGGGGACACATCGAGTTCCTCATGTGGTCCGGTTCCAATGACTCCAAATTGGAGACAATCCTCACAGCAGGAATGAAATCCGATCACCTCGTCAAAGCCGTAGGCCAAGACGATCCCACTATCTTCGAAGTCGTTGACGGCCAGAAGATTCACCGCAAGATCCTCAT